AGAAGATAGACCTATAGATGACAGCATAATCGTACTTATGAAAATGTCAGTTACAGGTTTAATTGGAGTTATTGGTGGTTATATTGGCGGCAGCAAATGAGAGATACAAAAGTATTAGAAAGTTTTTTAAAGCATACTGAAAAGAAAATAAAAGAAATGAATCTTTTTAAGTTTTTAAAAAAAGAAGTAGAAACGGGTGCTAATGGTACTCAAGACTATGTTATTAAAAAGGGTGAAAACACAGGAAAGGTAGCAAAAAACAATGCAATTAGAAACAGTAATAAATAAAACATTAAGATTTATAGATTCAAGAGTAGACTCTTTGTCCATGTCAGTCACATCTGGAGGGGTTGACAGTATGGAGAATTACAAGTATATAATAGGACAAATCAATGCACTGGAATCAGTGCGTCAGGAAATCTCTAACCTGCTAAACGATAAGGAGCAAAATGAAGGAACAATCATCGATACTAACACCGAACAATGATCTAATTGGTGTAAAAAAATCAGAGAAAAAAGAAACAAAGGCGGAACCTAAAATACCTCAACCTACAGGTTGGAGAATGTTAGTTTTACCTTTTAAAATGAAAGACAAAACCAAAGGCGGAGTCTTACTTGCGGAAGATACACTTGAAAGACAACAAGTGGCATCTCAAGTTGGATTAGTTTTAGCTATGGGTCCTCAATGTTATAAGGATAAGGAGAGATATCCTGAAGGTCCGTGGTGCAAGGTTAAAGATTGGGTTATGTTTGCACGTTATGCAGGCAGCCGAATTAAAATAGACGGCGGAGAAATGCGTTTATTAAACGACGACGAAATACTAGCAACAATTGATAGTCCAGAGGACATCTTGCATGAGTTTTAATCATAGAAAGGAGTAACTATGCCAGACACAGAAGAAAACAAAACAGTACCTATTGATACATCAGGACCTGATACGGAAATAGATATTGAAGAAAAAAAACAGGATACCGTTATTGAAGCGGAAGCCGAAAATCAAGAAACAGAAATCACGGAACAAGAAGAAGTAAAAGAAAAAACTCAAGATGAGAATCTTGAAGACTACAGTAAGGGGGTACAATCTCGTATTGCGAAACTAACTCGTAAAATGAGAGAAGCAGAAAGAAGAGAACAAGCTGCTATTGATTACGCCAAAGGTGTAGAAGAAAAAAGAAGAATACTTGAGCAAAAGTTTGAAAAAACTGATGCTGATTATGTTAAGAAATTTGAGACTAGTATTATTTCAGGTTTAGATTCTGCACAAAAAGAATTAGCTGCAGCAATTGAATCTGGAGATGCTGTGGCTCAAGTCGAAGCAAATAAAAAAATTGCAACTCTTGCTTTTGAGAATGCAAAACTTGAACAAGCCAAAGAGAATAGAGTTATAGTTGAAAAACCTGTAACTTTAGCTGAACCACCGGTTCAGACTCGTCAAATAGAAGAGCCAATTAACCCTGATCCTAAAGCAGAAGCTTGGGCATCACAGAACCCTTGGTTTGGTACTGATAAAGCAATGACTTACACTGCTTTTGAATTACATAAGGATCTAACTGAAAAAGAAGGTTATGACCCTAATTCTAATGAATATTATGCGGAAGTTGATAGAAGAATGAGAGTTGACTTTCCACATAAATTTGGTACAAGTAATACCAAGCAAACGGCCGCTCCTGTTCAGACAGTTGCTTCTGCTTCAAGAAGCGTAAAGCCTGGTCGCAAAACTGTGAGACTCACTTCATCACAGGTAGCAATAGCTAGAAAATTAGGAGTGCCACTCGAAGAGTACGCAAAACAATTAAAACACACGAAGGAAGGAGCGTAAATATGGAAAAAGATAAAAATACTTCTCAACGTGCGAATCAAACACGGTCAAAGTCTGAAAGACCAAAAGTGTGGGTTCCACCATCTTCTCTAGATGCACCCCCTGCACCTGATGGATTCAGGTATAGATGGATAAGAGCAGAGAGCGTTGGCTTTCAAGATACTAAAAATATAACTGGACGAATTAGAGAAGGTTATGAATTAGTTAGATCGGAAGAAGTCGAAAATGCATCTGATTATCCTACCGTCGAAGACGGGAAATACAAGGGAGTGATTGGGGTAGGTGGCCTTCTACTTGCGAAGGTACCGACAGAAATCGCACAGCAACGTCAAGAGTATATGGCTAACCGTCATAAACAAAGAGACGAAGCAGTTAAACACGATCTTATGAAGGAGCAGGATAGCAGAATGCCGATCAATGTTGAAAGGCAATCTCGTGTAACCTTCGGTGGTACGAAAAAATAATTTTTTCAAATCACTGATTAATATAAACCGTACTGGAGGTCGCTAACGCGGCAGGTACATAAGGAGAAAACAACTATGGCAAATAGAAACACACAAGGTTTTGGTTTGATTGCTGCAGGTGCGCTCGGATCAACTCCAGCCACTTCAGGTCAAGGCAAATACAAAATAGATGCCGGCTATGGAACAACTATATTTCATGGTGGCGCTGTTGCTTCTGCTGCTGGTTATATAATCGAAGGACAAGGAACTGATACTCCTATCCTAGGCGTACTAAACGGAATATTCTACAACGCGGCTACAACTTTAAAGCCGACGTTTGCGAATCATTACGTTCAAGTAACACCAGCAAACTCAGAAGACATCGATGCATTTGTATTCGATAACCCACAACAACAATATGTAGTAGCAACTGATGATGCAGTAGCACAAGCTGGATATTTAGAAACGTATGATATGAATGTATCGGCAGGTAGTACAACTACTGGCCAATCTTCAGCTACACTAGATATCGGAGATACAAGTGCTGATGCAGCTTCATGGAGATTATTAAGATCTGCTGAAGATCCTGAAAACGATGAAAATGCGGCTTTCAGATCTGTAGTAGTAGTTGCTAATCTTATTGAACTACAAAACTAAGCTAGAATAGGAGAATAAATTATGGCTATATCAAGATCACAACTAGTTAAAGAACTAGAGCCAGGTTTGAATGCACTATTCGGCCTGGAATACAAACGTTATGAAAATCAGCATGCTGAAATTTATAGCGAGGAATCATCTGACAGAGCTTTCGAAGAGGAAGTAATGTTAAGTGGTTTCGCAAACGCACAAGTAAAAGGTGAAGGTTCTGGAGTTTCATTTGATGAAGCACAAGAGACTTACACTGCTAGATACACTCACGAGACTGTAGCTTTAGCATTCGCAATCACTGAAGAAGCGATTGAGGATAACTTGTATGATAGACTTGCGTCTAGATATACAAAAGCTTTAGCTAGATCTATGAGTAATGCGAAACAAGTAAAATCAGTAGAACCTTTAATCAATGGTCTTCCTACAACGGATGCTTTTGATTCAGGTGACGGTGTTAGTTTATTTAACACAGCTCACCCAACGGTTGCTGGAAGTTTTGCAAACACACTAGCTACTCAAGCTGACCTTAACGAAACTTCATTGGAGCAGTCTTTAATTGACATCGCTGCAATGACAGACGAAAGAGGCCTAAGAATTGCTGCTAGAGGATTAAAAATGATTATTCCTTCTGAGCTACAATTCACTGCTGAGAGATTGATGAAATCTCAAGGTAGAACTGGAACAGCTGACAACGATATCAATGCAATCGTATCTATGGGTATGGTTCCTCAAGGTTATAGAGTGAACAACTACCTAACAGATTCAGATGCGTTCTATATCTTGACAGACGTGCCTAACGGTATGAAAATGTTCAACAGAGCGCCATTGACAACTGCAATGGAAGGCGATTTCGATACTGGTAACGTTAGATACAAAGCTAGAGAAAGATACTCTTTTGGAGTTTCTGACCCTAGAGGTATCTTCGGCGTTGAAGGTGCGTAATTAATACTTTTTGTGGCCGGACATAGTTCGGCCACATTTAAAATTTAACATGGTGAGAACATGAAAAAATTCACAGTAAAAATATGGGCATACGATCATTACGCAAACTTTAATGTTGATGCGGAAGACAATGCTATTTCTCTTGAAAAATCAATCCTTGACAAATTGGGAGAAAAAAGTATAAACTGGGAATATCTCGGAAACAACTATAATAACGAGATAAATCGAATAACCTATGAGGAGGTTAAGGATGATACAAGACCTATACAAAGCAAAAAGGTCCTTGGAGTTGAAGTGGGAACAGGAGCATCTATCTAATGACAGATACACTCTTGAAATGGTCAGAATTGATGACAAAGTCAAACAGATCATTACTGACATTAAGCTGGAAGAAGCAGCTATTGCCCACAGGCAGAATAACGTTGAAGCCGTTGCTCCGCAAGTTTCTGTAGCTACTTAGAACAAAAGCTACATCGCTGAAATCGCACTTTTACTGTAGGATCTCTTGCACTCTATTCAAAACTAGTATATAAATTACATACTATACATAAATTAATATTCTGCATAGACGCAGTATAGTCGACGGCCTAGAGACTATGTAGAATTTAACTAGGAGAATAATCATGGCTCAAACACTATTTAGAGGACCAGTTCTGCAAGGTAAATTTAACGAAGCAGGTTTAACTGGATTCAATCTAGAAAACAAATCATCTAACTACACAGTAGCTACAGCTGATTCTGGAAAGACTTTTACGTCATCAACTGATGGTGTAATATTTACTTTACCAGCAATAGCAATTGGTTACGTATTTACTTTTGTAAATACAGGTCAAGATGGAACTAATGCATTAACTATTAGTCCAAATGCTAATGATGGTATTTTGTATGCTGGATCTTTAACAGATAATAAAGATCTTATTAATACAAAAACTACATCAAAAGTTGGTGACTTTGTTACAATCGCATCTTTGAATTCAACAGCACATTGGACAGTTGTTGATGCTCAAGGTGTATTTGCTAAAGAAGCATAATAAATAATTAGTGTGGGGCTTCGGCCCCACATAAAATTTTAAGGAGAAAATATGGATTCAGATCAGAAAACATTAAATATGGCAGTCATTGGAACTGATACTTTAGCAAGAGGAGCTAGAACTAGAATTACTTCTATTCAAGGAAAAGGAATAGCTAGTTCTGTTTTAAAACTTTATGACGCTGCAACTGCAGGTGCTGCAGCAGCAGGTAATTTAGTTGCAACTTATAATTATGGTACAGAAGGACTAGAAGTTTATATTCCAGGTTCTGGTATCAAGTTTGAAAATGGTGTTGTTTACAATTTAGCTGGAGCAGGCGGAAGCGTTACAGTAACTATAACAGGAGCGTAAGCTCATGGCTAATACTACTTCTGGAACAACTACATTTGATAAAACTTTTTCTATTGATGAAATAATAGAAGATGCTTTTGAACGTATTGGCTTACAAGCTGTTTCAGGAAATCAATTAAGATCAGCAAGAAGATCTCTTAATATATTATTTCAAGAATGGGGTA